GCAAAACCAGCATAAAGCTGCCAAATAAGAATGATGAATCTTGAGAAGTCATCGTTGTTATTAATTAGAACTTGAGCATTTGGACCACCAATACCTACACCGATTGCCTGAGGGCCAAAGAATAGACCAGCAGGAGTGGTTTTAGAAGCGGCTCCATTACCATCACCGATGTCGACCGTGATAGTTTTGCTTGGGAAGTTTGTAGACTCGAAGAATCTAACACCTTCAAAAACGAAGCCTGATGGCATAACTGGTTCACCAGCTACAAATTGTGCCTGACCATACTGGCCACCACCATAGATAGCTTGGTTAGGACCACCGGCACCCATTAAAGGTGAGCCTTGTCCCATACCAGGATAACGTGCAACTTCGCGGAAGCCTTGGTCAGCACGGAGATCCTTCATTAATGAAGGGTCAGCGATACAACGATAGTAGCCGTCTTGGAAGACAGGTACGTGACGCTTGCGAAGACTCTTAACTACTTCAAGAAGGTCAGTTTTTACATTGAACTTAAAGCGCTCAGAAGCATATTCTGTAGCTGTGTAAGCAGTAAGAGTTGTTGAGTTAGTCTTAGCCTTTCCGTTAGGATAGTAATATCCACCCTGTGAATCGGAAGATTGACCACGTGATTCAGTCTTGAATAGCTCGTCTATGAAGACGCGATCACGCCAACGGCGATAATCATCAAGAAGGGTAAGCGATCCGATTGACTGATGGAACATATTAAGGTTCCCAGTATCAAGCAGAAGTCGCTGAGCGGTCATTAATGTCTCACGAGCAATCTTAAATGTGCTAGGGAGATTTGAATTATTTGGGTCAGCAGGACCTGTATACTCACGTAGAGATACAAGTACTTTGTCCTTAACGATAGATCTGCTGTTAGCTGTACCGATGGTTTGATCCTGAGTACGCTCGCGGCTTGTCTTCGTGCCAGGGTTACCGAAGAAACGGTAACGATCTAGCTGAACAGTTTGACCCGGTTGTTTTGTGAAGTCATGGACGACAACTGGCTCAGCAGCCATCTCCACGATATAAGCTGGATGGGGGCGGTAAAGTTCCGCACCCAACAGCTTCGGGAAATCGTTATCAATAAACATTGGGGTTTTCTCAGCGCTATGAGGTTTGCTGATACCTGAGAACAAAATCCTCTAAGAAGAGGAATATTTCTCTATATCTGGAAACAGTTTCCATTAAAAGAATTATAACAACAGTTTATCAACCAACTTATGTAAGTTGTCTACTTATCTACACCATATTGTATTGAGAATATGCCCCAGTAGGAACAACTCCCATCCTTCCAAGAGGATTTATATAGCCATCTGGAGGTTGCATTGCCGACTGTTTTCCTTGCTCAGCTGCCAATGCCTGCATAGCTTGTTGGTATTCCTGTGATTTCTCAACAGCGTTTTTTGCTTTAGCCTCATTCATTTTCGGCGTCCTTTTTCATTGATAGGTGGAAGTCCTACTGGAAGTTGATAATTACCTTCAGGAGGCATACCTTTAAGTAGTTGTTGCTGATATCCAGCAAGAAATGCCTTTTGTCTACTGTAAGTTATCTCTAAATTCTGAACTGATGTAAGAGCATTCCCAGGTAATGGTGAACCTGGTAGATTTAATTTCAAATAAGAAGAATCTAAATCTTGTGGCATTGGAGCAGCACTTATTTCTGGATCTTTTATGGAGAAATGATTATCCATATTGCCAGTGATGACCTGTCTCTCTATGTCTCCAGCTCCAAAAGCTACTAAACCTGGAGAACCAATAGCACCTCCAGATGTACCTAAACCGGCAAGGAATGCATCTGCTTTATCTTGTGTTCTAGCTTTCTTTTTTGCCATTAGAAAAAAATAATAGGGGGTAGATTTACTACCCCTCATTTTGTTATTGGATCACTCCATTACCAGAAGCTTCTGGCGGAAGATCTCTGGGCTCTGTTGAGCTGCATTTAAGTATCTCCATGCATTCTGTGGATCCCTATCAGCTGCACTGCCAAAGTTGTTCCAGAAATCTTGTGGATTTCCTTGCTGTTGAGGCTGTGGAGGAACTGGCATTTCAGGACGTTGTGGTTGTCCTGTAACTGTTGGTTGTCCTGTAACTGTTGGAGCATTAGCAAACTGCTGACCAACGGATTGTCCTGCTTGAGCACGAGGAGCTGGAGAAGGAACTGGGAAAGGTCCTTTAGGTCCAAAGAACTCAACAGTATAATCAGCAAGGACATCAGGATCAGTAAGGATCTTTTCGTAAGCCTTATGCTCTGCAGAAAGCTCTTTTAAAAGACCAACAGATTGATCAAGCTGACTATTTGTAGTAATTAAAGAATCTTCTAACTTACAAGAGTAGTCATTAAGAATAGCTGGTACATCAGGTCCAAAATGATCAATTACATCAAGACTCTTCTCACTTGCCCCGTTTGCGAGGAGCTGATCTGCTGTTATCTCCTGCGAGATTTGGGAAGAGCTGTTGGAGTACACCTGGTTGTTGTTGATCCCAGGCATAGAGGTCGGAGCTACCGCGTTGACGTATGGGGTCGTTTGCTGGGAAGCGTAACTGGCCGGGTCTATTGTTTGTGTCTGAGGAGACTGTTGACCCTGGAACGGGAATTGGACTGGTGAACTCAGGAGCCCCACTACCCGGTTGAATGCGTCCTTGTAGGGGTTGTCCTGTTGTTGGGGCGCCTGGGGTGCTTGGTAGCTCGAAGGCGTAGGGGTTGATTGGTAACCCTGAACCCCCATCTGCGCTGGCGCTTGTGGAATTGGTGCCGCCATCGGCTGGGAGGTCCCCACCCATTGGGGAGATGTTCCCACTACCGGTGCCTGCGCCGCTGTTTGGGCTGCTGGAGCCACGTAGCTGGTCGGCTGGGTCTGGGATACTTGGGGTGCCGATTGGGTCGGCGCTACGGTAGCGTCCTGCATAAGTTACCTCTTTTTGTAAACTTTCTAGCGTTTTGTATAGGAAAGGGGTGAGATCAAGTCTCGGATCCGCAGCCATCGGTAAATTCGGTTGCTGTGGATGTGGTGTCCTCATTTCTTGATTGACTAAATCAATGAATGAAGAGTAAGCCCTCTGTACCTCACCAACCATCCTGAATGGAAAACCGGAGAGCATCCCCGCAATTTCGTCATCAGTTTTAGAAGGAAATAGATACTTCAGTGCTTCTATACTATCAACACCCAATTCTTGAAGATTACGTGTGAAGATAGATTGGTTTAATTTATCTTGTGCAGTATCTTCATAAACAGGTCCCATCCAGCGCCAATTAATAGTCCTATCACCGTCTGGAGCCAAGCCTACAACACCATCTGGAATCTCTTTAGTATCAATTGCTAACTGGATAGCGTCCTCTAATTTTCTTTCATACCTAACTTTTTGTTTGATATATTTTTCGTAAGCTTTATCATCATTAGGATCTTCAGGAGGTATAGGATATTTAATTCCTGAGTTATATGCCAAAGATTTACGGAAGATCTGTTCCTCTTGGAAGATCATTAACTCAAAGCATCTACATATTCCGTATGTATATAGCTGGAGACACTTTTTCTTTGCAGTGGCACTGACACGACCATAAGCTGATTTAATTTCAGTAGCGGTAACATTTGTAATACTTAAATCATCAATACCACCAAGAGCTAAACGTATCTCACTACGCATCTGCTCTGAGTAACGAGCTTGATCAGAACTAACAGCATTGGGAGTAATAAAGCCTACTCGATCAGTAGGTTCCAAATTCGCAATAACTCTAGGAACTCGATAACCACTACCTGGTCTACCTATATATCCAGGTTGCTGACGAGTGGAAGGATCCTGCTTAAATGTAGAACTTGACAGATCAAAGTCAGATTGGAATCCAGATTGGCTAGAAATACTTGGTCTCTGAGCTGCATCATCAGAATTGCTTTCAATAATGTCTTGCTTGGGCCTTGAAGATAAAAGAGTAGGATTACCAAAGAAAGATAAGTTAGCCCTAATATTTTTAACCATTTCGTCATGAGCAATTATCTGATTTGATAACCACTCAAATTCACCAGCGCCATCTGTACCAAAAGCATCTGGATTATTGAAAACTTCCACACACGGAATAAACTCCATGGTGTTCTCATTAACCTTCTTATCAAAAGTTGCATAGTCGAGATTCTCATTATCAAAAGTTATCTCTTGTTCGCTATGAAACTCTTCAATTTCCTCAGGTGTAATACGAAGACGCATATAACGCTTATCAGTATTTAATCCTGCACCTTTGAAACCTTTAGAGGATTTAACTTTGTATGGATAAATAATTACAACTTCTTCAAGATCACCTTCTGGGGAATAATAGGTGCGATAAGAATCTTTATCAAACCAGTAAAGGCGATAAGTTTTTTCAGTGGGACGTATATAAAATAAACCTTTTCCATAAGCTAAGAATCTGTCCCAAATTGAATCAAGACGAGCATCTAGTTTATTGAACTTTATAACCTGTTGAATAAAATCAAACCTCTGTGTTCCAAAATTATCTTGAGAAGGATAGAACTCAACACCTTGACGTATCCCAAACATTTTCATTTGAGATAAATGGGAGCTAACCAACATGGTGTCAGCCGATCCAGAACCATCGCGGTTTACTACCGCCTTAAGAATAGAATCGAGCCCAGATTTACTATTGCTATCGCTCATGAGTGTTCAAATTAGACTATGTATCAATATCGTAACCAGCATGTAGCCTTTTGAGAGTAATGATCTCATCCTCAACTTCGACAGAGAATCGCTCACTAGGCTGAATAGCTAAATCGTGGCAAAGCTCATCTGGTAGAGGAATGACTACAGAACCATATGCGTCCTGCTCAATCTCTAAAGTGTAATAGCTGGTTGACATTGTTCGGTGGTCTCTCCAGTTTAAATCGTCAATACTCTAACTCTAGTTTTCCTTTAGACATCAATCCATTACATAACCACACCAATGCGTCCACACAATCATCATGAGAGCTTACTCCGAAATTTACTATCTCATCAGTTAAATTAGTAAATCGTCTGTACTTATTAAAGGTAATTCTACGTTGTTCAAAGAGTCCCATAATCCCCCTAAAACGTGCAACTTTATCCCCGCGAAATCCTTTGACTGCATGCCAAATCATATTGTATAAACCATGTTCCCCCAAGCATATACGTTTGAAATCAGCCTCTAAAGAAGCCTGATAAGCGACAGCTTCAGACCAAATATGAACAGCATTACCAGTTGCAAAATAATTCTTTCCTTCCCCATGAATAACTCCCCACTCTTCCATCATTTCCATAAGACTTTCTAACTTCTCTAAATTTCCCATTATTCGAAGTCTCTTACAATCGATGATATGAATCTTATTTCCAATACGGCCCCCCATAACAAAAACAGTAAAATCGTTCTGTTCTCTTATCCCTGCTGATAAATCAACTCCTACTCCCATTGCATCAAATTGAGTAGCAATAGCACCCTTAACAATTAGATCAGGTGAAAGAGATAATTCACTAGTTTGAACAATCTGATTCTGATACTGAAAACTAAAAGCAACCGGCGCCTGTCTCCTCCTATCACGAAGGTAATCCAAGGACCACATATCCGGCCAATAAGAGACTTCCTCTCCTTGTTCATCCACTGTAATAGCAGACTGAATAATCTGCACCCAATCATTCGCAGGAGTGAAAGTGCTGTTATGAATATCGTCATGGCGGAAACGAGTTCCGAGACAAACTGCTCGACCGCCTTCAAACATCGTTGGAACAATGACAGCATTCCAGTTATCCTCCATAGCCTGACGAATGTCCCTATTCTTTATATCATCTGCACTTTTAATTGCGTCATCAATAATACATAGATGTGAACGTTTTGAAGTAACTGCACCTTTTAAACCAGCGCAACAAACAGTGAATTCCTCTTCACCCGTTGATCTTATCCCTGCAAATTTCCAATCGATACTCCAGTATTCATTTGAATTAATACCCTTAGCAATTTTTACTCTAGGAAATATCTCTCTGTAAACTTTATTCTCATCAATAATTCTCTTAATCGCAGCACTTTTAGGACGAGCAACATCAACAGTATAAGAAATATATAGTATTTTTAAAGGCATCCTAGCCATGGCGTGAACACCTATAGACCAAGCGGTGAATAAACCTAAGACAGTTGATTTAGCAGAACCTCTAGGAGCCAATATATCTATATTTGGACCAGCAATATTAAGTAAACATCCACTACTCTCTCCAGTACATAGATATGTGTGCCATTGTTTGTGATGAGTAGCTGGTGGTTTATTACCTACTACATCGCAAAAGTATGCAAAATCAGTTCTTGCTCGTTCAACATCAACAGAAGAAGTTTTTTTAACTATCTGTTGCTTTGCTGCAGCTCTTGCAGTACGTCTGTAGACGCTATAAATGCTTGTACCTGCCATGGGCGTAGCATAGCGTATTAAACTTCTAAGACTCTTCCTGCAATATCTTTGTCCAGACACCCATAGAAGCCTCTGAGAGAGGCCCTTCAATAGGGTCGTCTCTAAATATAGATAACATCTCTCGTAATGCTCTATCAGCACCAGCTAGAATTAACCCCTGCTTATCAAGTAATACCTTCTCATCGTTCAATTGTTTAATAGATCCTCTTAATTCCTTCTGAAGCATTGCAATTCTGGCACTACCCATATCTTGTTTAACCATTCCTGCCTCAATTCCTTGCCTGAGATTTGAAATATCAATCTGCATTAAGTCTATTTCTGACTCTAAAACTTCAGTGAAGTTACGCTTCTTAGTTTTCTTTTTAGCCCATTCATCACAATCAACAATGCTACCTGTAAACCCCAAGAAACGGGCATACAGATACATCTGAATAGGGCTAGAAGTACGTTTGCAAAAAGCTAAAAAGGATTCTCGATCTTTACTGGTTAGTCCTTTAAGCCATTGAATCATACTCTTGCAGCGGAACGTGCCTGACTGTAATCTCTATTCTCTTTATAGCGACGGAAGCCCTCTCTTTGCAAGTCGGAACGACGAGTTTCTGATCCCCTTGTCTGTTCAAGCGCTCTAGCTTGCTCTCCTTCTGTCTGTCTTGTTAACCGAGTTTGTTCACCACCCGTTGCTAAAGTCTTTCTAGCCTGTTCCCCTAAAGTCCTTTGTAATCCACGCTCTCCTGCAAATCTCTCAGCTTGAGTTTGACGAGTTTCTGAACCACCTACCCTTGCTTTTTGTAGTGCAGTCTCCCTTTCTCCGGCTATCCTTTCAGCCTGAGTTT